ATTAGGAACCTCCAAAGTATCGGCAGAGGACTCCGCAAAGGAGACAAAAAGGAAAAAGCAAGATTGATAGATATAAGCGACGATTTGAGATATAAGAGTCATGTTAACTATACATTAAATCATTTTAGTGAAAGAATTAAAATATATAACGAAGAAAGATTTGAATATAAACTATACAAAATGGAGATAAAATGAAACAACAATATTGCTCAAAATTAATTAAACTATCTAATGGTGATGATATTGTATGTGAGGTTGATATCTCTAGTTTAAAAACTCAAGAAGTTAAAGTAAAAAATCCACAAAAAATTGTTACACTAACAAATCAAACTCATATGGGTATGGCTTTTGTTAAATGGGTTCCATTTAATTTTGGTGAAAGAATTCCAATAAATAAAAAACATATAGTAACGGTTTGTAATACACATCCAGTAGTTTTAGAATATTATAATAAAACAAATGAGAAAATTAAAAATTATAAACCAAGAACAAAAGTAGAAGCAGCAGCGAATGCAATAACAGGAATGGAAGAACCAGAAGAAGGTGAGTTTGTTAATGTTAATCAGATTAAAGAAGCAATAGATAAGATGACAGGTGGAGAAGAGAATACTAAACTTGATGAGATAATGGATGAATTAAATGACCCCGATAAGAAGATTACATATCATTAATATATCCTATCCTTCCCGCCAGCTACATCAGCTATTTTACAATATAAAATAAAAAAGTCAACAGGAAAAGGAAAAATAATGGGACGAAGAGCTAAACAGCAATATGTTAATAACAAAGACTTTTTAGCAGCAATGATTGAGTATAAAGCGAGAGTTCACGAAGCAAAAGATAAAGAGAATACAAGACCAATAGTACCAACTTATGTTGGAGAATGTATAATGAAGATTGCAACCCACTTAGCAAGAAAACCAAACTTTGTAAATTATACATTCAAAGAAGAAATGATAAGTGATGGTATTGAAAACTGTTTACAGTACATAGATAATTTTAATCCAGAGAAGAGTAACAATCCATTTGCATACTTTACTCAGATTATATACTATGCATTTTTAAGAAGGATCCAAAAAGAAAAGAAACATCTGTTCGTTAAGTTTAAGATGACTGAACAAACTAACTTGTTTGATACAACAGCTGCAACTCAAGAACATGATACATCTAAAAACTTTAAGGATGAAATAAAAGTTAGTGAATGGACACAAGAATATATGGGCCAATTCATTACTGACTTTGAAAAAAATAAACGAAGAAAAATAAAGAAAAGGAAAGTATAATGGTAGATAAAAAAGGATATTCTCAGAGAGAATGGGATAGAGTAGTTGGTTATTTTGGAAAGGTTCCTAAAGAATATGCAAAAAAATAACATAGTTGATTTTAACAGAGGAATAGTAATAAGGAGAATACAATGTACGAATATGAATGCACAATCAGAAAAGTTGTGGATGGCGACACTATTGACGTCGATATTAATCTGGGTTTCAATACTTGGATTAATAATGAGCGTGTAAGATTATATGGTATAGATACACCTGAAAGTAGAACAAGAGATCTAGAAGAAAAAAAGTTTGGACTTTATGCTAAGTCAGTTGTTGATAAGTATTTACCAGTTGGATCCAAACAGGTGTTAGTAACACATTTAGATAAGGTTGGTAAGTTTGGTAGAATACTTGGAGAGTTTAGAATATATGATGGTGAACAAGATAGACAAACAACTATCAATGAGTATATGATTAGAAAAAGTATTGGAGTTGAATATAAAGGTCAATCAAAAGATGAAATAAAAGAACAACACTTAAAAAATAGAGAGGTACTTTATGAGCAAGGAACAGTGGAAAAAGCCACAAGCTAAAGAACATACCTTAGGACAGTTTTCTGATAAACCCAAAGGACCAAAAGAAATAGGTGGTCCAAAAGGTTTAGAACCAACTCGTTATGGTGATTGGGAACGAAAAGGCATTTGTTACGACTTCTAATGAGAAACCAAAGAGGAGCAAGATATGATGCTTACCATAATGGACAAATACATTATAATGGTGCACCATGTAAGAAATGTGGAAACACTTTAAGATATACAACAAATTATAGTTGTGTATTATGCGAGTCAAAAAGAATTAAGAGAAAGAATAAAGAATACAAAACTTGGGAAGGATCTGAAAAAGGTAGAATGGGATTAGCAACATTCAAGAAGAAAGATATATTTGATAAGATATCAATGCTTACAGATGACCAAATAGAAAGATTAGAAAAAAATATAGATACCATGTTGACTCAAAATAAAGAATAAGGTACTATAACATTTATGCGAGTTGCACTTTTAAACGACACACACTTTGGAGCACGAAATGATAGTCACGCTTTTCTTGAGTATTTTTTCAAGTTTTATGATAATATTTTCTTTCCCTATTTGGAGAAAAACAAAATTGACACGGTCATCCATTTGGGAGATATCGTTGATAGGCGCAAGTTTATCAATTATACAATTCTTAACCGTCTTAAAACTGACTTCCTTTTTAAGTTAAAAAGAATGGGAGTTGACTTCCATGTTATTGTTGGTAACCATGATGTTCCTTACAGAAATACAAATAAGATAAATGCACTGCAAGAATTATTCGGAGTTGATCAAGGAGAGTCTTATCCAAAGTTTTATAGTGAAGCAACAGATATAAATTTAGGTGGTGTAGATTTATGTTTACTTCCTTGGATCAATAATTCAAACTATACATCAACTCTTCAACATATAAAAAGTACAAGAGCTCAGATAGCATTAGGACATTTAGAGATATCAGGTTTTCATATGAATAAAGATATGATAAGTGATCATGGATTACAACCATCTATATTACAAGGATTTGATTTAGTATTATCAGGTCACTATCATACAAAGTCTAATCAAGATAACATACATTACTTAGGAACACAGTATGAAATAACTTGGAGTGATTATAATGATCCAAAAGGTTTCCATATACTAGACTTAAACACAAGAGAGTTAGAACGAATAGTAAATCCACATAAGATGTTCCATAAAATATTTTACAATGATAAAGGTAAGACATTAGAACAACTTACAGACTATGACTTTGACTCATTTCAAGGAACATATGTAAAGGTTGTAACTATACATAAAGAAAATCCATATTGGTTTGATGTATTCTTAGATAAGCTATACAAATCTAATCCAGAGAATATATCATTAGTTGATGATCACAAACATATGGATCAAACAAGTGAAGAAGAATTAATTGATGAGGCTGAAGATACAATGACAATCTTGACGAAGTATATTAATAAAATAGATACAGAAGTTGATAAAAAAAGGTTGACCTCACTAATGGGTACATTGTATAATGAGGCTTTGCACATAGACCAGTAAGAGTGATACTTGATTATATTTGAGAAAATAAGGTGGAAGAATTTACTATCATATGGAAATGTTTGGACTGAGGTTCAGTTACAACGATCTCCCAACACATTGATAGTAGGTGAAAATGGATCTGGAAAGAGTACTATACTTGATGCATTATGTTATGTATTGTTTAGTAGACCATTCAGAAGAGTTACAAAGAAACAATTAGTAAACAGTGTCAATACAAAAGGAACAAGTATTGAAGTTGAGTTTAGTGTTGGTAAAAATAAATATAAAGTTCATAGAAGTATAAAGACTTGGGGATCACAACCATTTGAAATATATGTAAATGGTCAGATGATAAATCAAACTGGTGATAGTAAAGATTATCAAGAGCACTTAGAAACTAATATTCTAAAACTAAACTTCAAATCATTTACACAAATAGTTATACTCGGATCAAGTAGCTTTATTCCTTTCATGCAACTTAGTGGTCCACAAAGAAGAGAGATCATAGAAGATCTATTGGATATAAAAATATTCTCATCTATGAATGTTATTCTAAAAGATAAAGTTAGTGATAATAAAAATAGAATAACAGAACTTAAATATCATATAGATTTGATTAAAGATAAGATACAAGTACAAAGACAGTTTATAGATGAGATCAAACA